GTCGTATCTCGGCGCCCTCTCGGCCGTGCTTGTCGCCGCCATCGCAGTCGCCTCTCTCATCCCTGGCGACCAGCCGGAGAAATCGCTGCAAGCCGTAGTTGATTTTTTGGCACGCTTCTCAAAAAAATAATTACCCATGATCGCCGGAATCTTAACGGCGCTGGGCGGGATAACTGGGATTGTGCTTTGGTTTTTAAAACGCAAATCGCCCCTGCAACGCAACTGGGAAGCCATAGAGCTACAGCGACGCAGGCGGCAGAGAGATATAGATGCCTGGTGGACTAAACGCCCTCCTACTGATTAGCGCTCTGGCGCTCTGCAGCTGTGCCACGACGCAAACGCAGGACGGCCCGCCGCCTAGCCCGGACAGCATCAGCTACTTCATCTACGAGTGGGACAAGGCCGAGCGAACAAACAAGCCCTGCCCGCAAGCTTACAGAGATTTGTTTGCGAAATCGCTCAAAGCGCTTTCTGATAGCTTGGCAGAAACTGAACGCGAGCGAGCGAGGCAGTGACTACACTAACTGAGGCTGGCTCCCGCACTATGCGGGCGATCGGCACGCTAGACGTCAGTTTCCAAAAACAGGTGAGGGGCTGGGTCAACGAAATGGTCACCAGCCGGATCGAGCCGCTGATCTACTGCGGCCGTCGCACAATGGAGGAGCAGTCGGCGCTTTATCAAAAAGGAAGGACAAGCAAAGGCAAGATCGTGACCAAGGCCAGACCAGGGGAAAGTTATCATAATTACGGCCTCGCGTTCGATTGGGTGCCGCTAAAAAGAACGGCAAAGAATGCGGATCTATGGGTTGCGGATTGGGATGATGAAACCGCTTTTCGCCTAGGCGAGCACGTAGGGCTGAGCTTTGGGCTAGTCGGCATCAGCTGGGAGACAGGCCATTTGCAGACCAGTGCTTACAAGACATGGCGTGACATTCCACGCAAACATGTGGAACAGGTTAAGGTTAAGGACATACCGCAAAAAACGAAGGCCACTAGCTTAGTCAGCAGCCGGCCGTGGAGTAGCCGGTGAGCCCCGAACACGAGAAGCACTTGGCCGGCATTTTGTCGGATTTAGTAAAGGACGTGGACGCCAAGTACCGCAAAGGCCAAGACCAACACGGGGGAGCGCTGTGGCGCAGGCCCGTGTGGAAGGATGCTTGGGACGAATGCCTAGACCTATGCACGTATCTACACACTTTACGCATGCAGCTTTCGGTAATTGCCGATCTCGCTTTGCTGGGTGCGAGTGACGAGAGCGTGGCCGCATCGTCCAGCAGGGAGAGTTGCCGTCAGATTCTCGCTGTGCTCGAAGGATTCCCCAGCGCAGTCGACAAAAAGTGAAGGTAATCCGCAAATGGAAAAAGTGGCTGGCGGTCAGCTGCTCCCACGGTCACCTAGCGAATGCGGCTGCCTGCAAAAGTGCGCTCGAGATGAAGCGTCGGTGGCAGCCAGATACCATTCTGCACTTAGGTGATTTTCTAGATCTATCTGGGCTGATGGGTAGTGCCCGCAAAGATCCTGACAGCCCAGAGCGATCGACCAGCATACGAGAGGACTTTGACGCAGGGCTAAATTTCTTGCGAGAGCTGGCCCCGCAGATCGTATTTGAGGGAAACCATGAACACCGCCTCACTGCTTTACAATACTCACCATCGGCCATTGTGGCGCACTGCTGCACCTCTGCGCTGTCCGAGATTCATAACGCCTGTAAGGATCTGCGGGCGCAGTACGTGCCCTACGACATCGAGAAAGGTTGGCGGGAGCTAGGAGGAACGGCATTCGGGCACGGCTTTATGTTTTCGGAGGCAGCCGTGCGTGACCATGTGGAGATGCTTAGAAAGCCTGTGGTTATGGGCCACCTACACCGCGTCGATCGCGCAGCCGGCCGGAGCATCGGTGCGCCAGTCGGTTGGTCAATCGGGTGCCTAGCCGATATCGCCAGCATGCACTACGCCCGGCGCCAGCGGTCGGTTACCAGGTGGCAGCACGGAGTGGCGTGGGGCGAGTACGCAGAGAGCGGGGAAGGGTGTACGGTGAACGTACTGTCGCCCATAGGAGGCGTATGGCGATACCCAGTGTAGATTGGGCAGCGGCTCTAGACGCCTACGTGGCCGGGGATCGGGAGGAGGTAGTGCCGCCGGGATGGTTTACGAAAATTGATATCGCAAAGCTGTGGGGCAAAACGCCGGTCTACACAAACAAGGTCTTAACGCGAATGATGAAATCTGGTGGGGCAGAAAGAAAAGTGTTTTCGATCCGAATTAAGATATGCAATCGGGGCAGTAAAGTAGGGCATTGTCGCAGGGTGCCGCACTATCGGCTTACGCCTGCTAAATCACGCAAAAGCTAGCGTCTTTTTTCTTTTGCCAGCTCTTTCACAAGCAGGGTGGTGATAAAGGCAGATAAACTTAATCCACCCTTCTTGGCCATTCGCTCGCCGTTGCGTTTCACTTTTGGGTCAATAGTCAGGTTAGTTTTGACCTTCTTCATGAGTGTCATTGTATGCGTAATAAATACGCATTCAAGTATAAAAAGAAAAGTATTGCTAATACGCCGTGTATGCGTAGCAAAGGCGTATGCCTCGCCTACCACTTAGCGGTTTAAAGTCTGAAAAGACCAACATTGTTCTTCCGGTTAGAGTGAAAAAGGCGTCGCAAAAATTGGCTGACGCTCGCCGCGTTTCTCTTTCGCAGCTGATAACTCAGTTGCTTGCAAGAGCGGCGGGAGAGCAAAGCTAGACATTTATGAGCTCAGTGCGTCTCAACGATACGGCCATGAAACTGCGCAAGCAGGATCAAGCTCTTTCGCTTCGCCAACTAGGCGCCGCTTACGGCTTGGGCTATGTGCGAATTAAGCAAATGCGGGAACTGTCAGGCTTTCCGCTGATTGCTGGGAAGATAATGCCCTCTGATTTTGATCAATGGCGACTGACGCAGACTGGCCTAAATTTACCGCGTCCCGCAGATCGTCTACGCAGTGCCGTTGGTAAAGCTCGTGAACTAAGGTCGACGAGTGATTCACGAGTCTCATGGCGACAGATTGAGAACAGCCTGAAAGCCGCAGTCTCGTCACTCGGGTTACCCGGAGCGAATGAAAACAATGACGTTTAAGGCCGCAAATATCCAAGAGCCTACGCCAGCAAAGCGAAGCTCGCGTGCGGGGAACTTCACAAGTGATCTGGCGGCCCTCGGCCTTCATTCTAGCCAGCATGGGTTCAATGGCGGCCGGGATAGGAATCGAGAAGGATTTGCCGGTGCCACCCTTGGGGCAGGGGAAGGTAAGGACGCGATTCTTGAGATCCACGCACTCAAGCGGAATCTGTGTCTCACGAAGTCGGCAGCCGGTAGCCAAGGCAATCTCAAAGCTGACTCGCATCCATTCGGGCACGCCATCCACAGCAAGAGCTTTCCGGGTGATTTTAATCTCATTGTCCGAAAAGACAGGTTTAACGCGGGCTATCGGCCCCCTTTTAATTCTGTAATCCAAAAGGGCAACGGAGTCCATCTTGCCCAGCAGTCGGCCTTGGCGGTGAATCCATTTAAGAATCTTCAGATCTTGGCAGGCTTGGTTGCGTCCAGCCTTGCCGCCGGAGGTGCGGGGAAGGCTTTGGCGCCATCGCAAATAAATCTCACAATCATTTGCAGAAAACGCTTGCAGGCTAATCTTTTTCTCACTAATAAATCTCGCCAGATGACGCCACGAATTTTTGTAATAAACTTTTGTCAGAGGGCAAACGGGGTGATTTTCAATCAAATCATCAACCCAGTCGTGGCCACAATCTTTTCGCTTTTCGTTAACGCCAAGTCGAGCTGCGTCAGCCGTTGCCTTTGCGCGATGCAGAGTATTGTCGATTCGGTAGCGGGTGCTTTTGCTACGCCACTTGCCAGCCGGGTCTTTAAAACGAATGTAGAACCACGGATTGCCTTTCTTAATGTAGGAATAGGCCATAGTTACAAAGGTAACATTTGGGCAGTTTAGCGCAATAATATACAATGACTCCCCAAACTATAATCAATCAAATCAAATCAGGTAATTGTACCGTGGGTTCAAATCCCACCCCGTCCGAGTCTTATCACTACAACGACTTACGCCGAGATGGTAACGCGGCTGTAACAACTGAATCCAAGCTAAAGCATTACCAGCAAAATTCACTTTTAATTCGCGGCGGGTACACGGCGGAGCCCGCCTACCACCCTAACCCCTCCGTCGCCCGCATGTGGAGCGCCCAGCGATGATTTCTTGGGAGCTAATGCGCGACCTGTCGCAACTGTCCGGCTTTATCGTCGGCTGGGCCTTGTTTGTCGGAGCTGGGATCGGGGGCCTTGTGGTTTGTCTCCTGACTCTCTGCTGGGTCATCGATGTAGTCAGAAAACATTTTAAGGACTGGTTATGATTTACGCCTCTGGATCGGGTGCCCCCGCACCCAACCAAGGCGGCGTGGCCGGGGCGTTCTATCCGCCTGCGGCTACTGTACGCGACTTAGAAAAAGAGGGCGTTTTGCCAGCTACCGCCAGCCAAAGCTACGGATCGGCCCAACTTTCCCAAACTACTGCGCTCATCGATCTGCAGACAAAGCATCGCGATCTACGCAATCGCCTAGAACGCATTGAAGATATTTTAAAAGGACTAATCGAAAAGCAGGGGGCAAGCCTGTGAGCGCACTGTCTGCAAAGTTTGAAATGCTTTGGAAAGTCGCTGGCGGGCCGGAGCTAGTGGCCGAGCACACCTTTCACCCTACCCGCAAATGGCGCTTTGACTTTGCCTGCAAATCCGCCCGCTGCGCAATCGAGCTGGATGGCGGGGCGTTCTTACCGTTCGGAGGCCGTCACGGCCGCGGGATGGGGATGGTCAAGGACTGCGAAAAATATCGAGCAGCCGCCGACCTGGGCTGGCGCATCTGGCGATTCACAACCAAGTGCATCACGCAGGAAGCCGTTGCGATGACCGCCAAGTCATTCCGCCTGTCGATGAAGGAGAAAAAATGATTATCAATCACACGCCCGAGGAAGAAGCCGAAATGGAAAAGGCAGCGTTAAAGGTGCACTACGAGTTGGACGAGGCGGAGTCTGCACGCGTCGAGGAGGACGAGAGCAGTGAGTGAGTTTCGCCTAATTGAAAATATCGAGGTGATGGCCTGTCGCAATTCAGCCGAGCGAGTGGTGAAAGCGCTTAACCGTGGGGAGATTGACCAGGCAAAGCAACTGGCTCGCAAACACGAGATTGCGTGGCACTTGGCCGATCGTGAATTTCAAACCCTAAACCAACCGCACCGAACTAACGATTTTTGCGATGACGAATAGTCAAAGCAAAACCAAGAAACCCAAACCAAGAAAGAAAAATAAAAATATGCCAATAGTAGCTAGTCGGGGTGGCTCATACACCCCAATGCCCGAAGGTAGTCACGACGCAGTGTTCTGCGACGTTGAGGATCTGGGCGAAGTAGAAACGCAGTATGGAAAGAAACACCAGATCCGCTTGGTGTGGCAAAGCGCTGATAAGATGGAGGACGGCCGCCCGTTTACCATCGGCCGGCGTTATGGCTTGAGCCTGCACGAAAAGGCAGCGCTCTTTAAAGATCTCAAATCTTACGCCAAGAAAGCGCCACCGCAGAATCTGGATCTGGAAACGCTAATAGGTAAGCCGTGCACGATTCTTGTCGTGCACGTGGAGCGTGACGGTTCCACCTACGCGAACGTGCAGGCGGTACTGCCAGCCGGCGCAAAGAAGGTGACCGTGGATAAGGCGTTTGTGCGGAAAATAAACCGCAACGGCGCGACAACCGCAACCGAGTTAGATCACGACGGCAACCCCGTCCCGTTCTAGCCATTTGGCTGGGGTGGGCAATTCCCACCCTGGCCAGAAAGATTTTATGGAAATCCTATCAATCGTAATTCAAATAATGCTGCCGCTAGTAGCTGTCGCGCTGGGCCTGCAACTGATGCACGCAATCGGCAGGTGGAACTGATGGCCCCGATCATTGTCACCGCTAAAACGGAATCGGCGCACTACTACCTAAGGTCGGGTGAGTCTTGCCACGGCGATCTGCGATCCGCCCGCAAGGTGGGGGCGTTTCCGTCCGTGACCACAATCTTGGCGGCAGCAGGCCCGCAAAAGACTGGGCTGATAAATTGGCAAGTGGAGCAGGCGATGTCCTCATCGCTAACCCTGCCACATATTGAGGGCGAATCGCTGGCCGATTTTGCCAAGCGAGCAGTGCTGGACAGCAGAAAAGAAACTGAGGCCGCAGCTGCCCGCGGTACTCACGTTCATTCTTTAGCTGAAATCATAATTAACGGCGAGGAGCCGGGCGAGCTAGTGAAAGGCTACGAGGAGCACTATGCGGGTTTAAAAGAATGGCGGAAGTGTTGCGTGACTAAAGTGCATGAAAGCGAATCTGTGCTAGTCAATGAGGCCGAAGGCTACGCAGGCCGAGTGGATTTGATCGCCGACATCCACGGCGTAATTGAGGTGGTAGATTTTAAAACACGGAAATTTAAGAATGGTAAGGCTGCAGGCTACGAAACCGATCTGCTTCAGCTCAGTGCCTATGCGTACGCTTTCACGGACGAGGGGATGGCTTGCCGAAACATTCTGATCGATCCAGTCACCGGCCAGCTGCAGGAGATCCGCTACACCGCCGAGCAAGTTGCCCAGGCGTTTGATGCGTTTACGTCCATCTGCAAGGTGTGGCGTTGGTTGAAAAAGTACGACCCGCGTGAGGTGCAGAATGATTGAGGTGCTGCCAGAGGAAACCACCCACGACCAGTTGCTTAACCGCGTGCGATCGCTTGCACGGCAATTAGCGGAGGCGAAGGCAGCGCTTGCGGCTAGCGAGGCACGCGAGAACGATTTAATAGATCGAATAAGGAGCGGGCTATGAGGATGCTGCTTTCTATCCTTGCGCTGTTTGGTTTTAGCACTGCAAAGCTAGGCAACGCACTAATCGATCTGCGCCCGATCGCTAAGAAGATCGACGTAAAGAAAATCAAGGTGCGAATCACTGGCTACTGGCCAGGAGAGGATGAGTGGAGTAGCCGCTATCAATCGAGCACTGGGACACGTTTGCGTGCTGGCCGTCACTGCGCCGTCGATCCGGACATCATTCCGCTGTGGAGCAAGATTCGCATCCTTAACGGCAAGCGGGAGTGGGTGGCCGTGGATACCGGCACCGCAGTAAAGAGCAAGAAGGCGAGCGGTGGGAAGTTGCCTGTGGTGGACGTGTTTGCTGCAAGCGAAAAGCAGTTCAACGCGATGCGGTTGCCGAAGGTGGCGATGGTGGAGGTGTGCAGGTGAGAACATCCAAGGCCACGATCATGAGCCGGCGGAAGCGGGCGCTGAGGAATGGCGATACTAGGCCAACGTTGCGGCGCCTGGGCTTGATTGCCACTAAGCTGAGGCACGACTTGTGCTTACCTAGCCACGCTTCGCTGGGCGCTGAGCTTGAATGTTCTTACAAGACCATAAGCCGGGACATGGATCTGCTGCGTGACTTCTTTGGCTATCCGCTGGAATACGACCGCAATAACTACGTGTGGAAACTGGCAGGGCCGTTGCCAAAGGCGGTGCTGTGAGCCTGCAGGAACTATTAACCATGTTCTCCGCCCGCGTAATTGGAACATACACGCCGGAGGAGTATGCCAACTGCGTGCGAGAGGCCCGCGCCAATCGCATGCGCTGGGGAATGGGGCAGTGGTGAGCGTAAAGCGTTTAACCTGGCAAATCGAAATCCTCGAGCGGGCAAAGAAAAGCCTGATCGACGGCCGGTTGGTCATAGCACGCAGTCGGCTGGATATGGCGCTGCATATAGCCAAGGAGCTACTGAAGCGGGCGCAGGTGTACCAAAAGCGGGACGCGGAGAAGAAAAAATGAGGGCGTTATCGTGGCTTCTATACTGGTTAGGAGACTTGGTTAGCAGGACTTTGTGCCGCTGGGGCTTGACCGGATCGCTTTATCAGAAACTGATGCTCTGGTCAGTTGAATGCGACAAGAATTTTAACGTCTGGAAAGAAGTTAAACCCCGCAATAGGAGAAAGCGCAAATGAAAGATCTTGGTAAAATTACTTTTGGCAAATCACGCCCTGCGCCCAAGCAGGTGCTGGTCGACGTAACCTACGACGAAAAGACGGCTAAAGCTCTGCACGCATTTGGGCTGAAGCAGCTAAAGAAAGACCCCGATGCGGTGATCGAGTATGTCATCGTTAAGGCGCTGGGAAGTCTGATTAAAAAATGATTGCACTGCCCCCAGCCACCGAGGCCGTTTACCACAACGGGGCGCCGGAAGGTGAGCGCAACACGCAACTGTTCCGTATGGCGTTGCAATTCCGTGACCAAGGCTTGTCGCAGTTTGATGCGGAGTCAGAGGCAGAGATCTGGGGCTTTAAGAATGGGCTAACGCAGAATGAATGCGTGGCAGCCGTCAAATCCGCTTACAGCAAGCCAGCCAGGGAGGCGTGGCGGCCGAAAGCCAAGTACGGCTATCAGAACGGCGCAATCGTGCGGGAGGATCTGCCAGTACCACCCATGCCGATCAGCGTGGAGAGCGGGCCGGTCCACAAGTTTCTAACCACCTGCTTCGACGTGGGCGATAGTATCAATATCTGCCGATCTATTAAGGATAAGGACGGCGACCGCGAGCGGCCGGACGGTGCGGGCGAAACTCGCACCCGCGAGGAATGGCTAGAGCTATTCAATGGCGAAGGGTTGAAGGAATGGCAAGGCGATGCGGTGGGCGTCTACGTGTCGATTAACGCGAACAACGGCAAGAACCGCAAGGCCGAATCGATTACCAAGTTTCGCCACTGCTTAATCGAGTTTGATGAAAGCACGTTGCAAGAGCAATGGGCCATTATTAAGCGCAGCGGGTTGCCTACGTCGTCGATCATTAAGAGCGGTGCCCGGAGCCTGCATGCGTGGGTGGACGTAAGAGCGGCCAATGCCAAGGAGTTTGCCGAGCGTGTAGATTTTATTTACAAGCACTTGGAGCACTCAAAGCCTGATTCTGCCAACAAGGACGCCGGCCGGTTGTCCCGGTTGCCAGGGGCCATGCGTACCGCAACAGGCCAACAGCAGGAGTTGGTCGAGTGTGGCGCACCGACGCTGACCTACATCGAATGGCAGGAGCGCACGATGTATGGCGATCTGCCTGAGCCGTATAAGTGGGAGGATCTGGTAAACTTTAAAGAGGATTGCGATCCGACGCAGCTGCTAGGCAAGCGGTGGATCTGCCGGGGTGGATCTGCGCTGTGGGTGGGTAGTAGCGGGCTGGGTAAGTCGGTGCTGTGCTTGCAGGCCGCGATCACCTGGGCATGCGGGCGTGATCTGTTTGGCATATCGCCACATGGCAAGCCGCTGAAGTCGCTTATCGTCCAAGCTGAGAACGATGAGGGAGACGTAGCAGAGGCGCTACAGGGTATTTTAAAAGCCTTAGATCTAACGCCAGAGGAGCTGCAGATGGTTAAAGAAAACATAGTTATCGTGCGTGACTGCACCTCTACGGGCGAACGGTTTGTCGATCGGATGCGTAGATTGGCTGAAAGGCATAAACCGCACTTAGCCTGGGTGGATCCGTTGCTGGCTTTCATTGGTGGCGACTTATCCAGCCAAGAGACGGCCGGCGGATTCCTTCGTAATTTGCTTAACCCCTTGGCGCTGGCCGGTGGGTTTGCATGGATGTTGATGCATCACACGCCTAAGCCGACGCGGGACGGCAGTGGGTATCAGGGCCACGATAAAGCCTACAGTGGATTTGGATCGTCAGAGCTGACCAACTGGGCGCGGAGCGTATTAACCCTAGCGCCTTGCGGTCAGGATGAGGAAGGCACGTACACCTACAAGCTAGAGGTGACCAAGCGCGGAAAGCGGTCTGGGTTGCGCCCTAACCGCACTGCGAGCGATTTCATAGCGTCTAACGTCCAGCCGTGTGTTCACCTAAAGCATTCGCAAGTGGGGCTGGCGTGGATTGAGTCAAGCGCGCCTGAAAAGACGGTAGGTCGCAAAGCTAGCGCGATCGATTGGGGCAAGCTACCCGAAGGGGCTAAATACAGCCAAGTAGTAGCGTATGTGCAGAAGGCGACTGGGCTGCAGGAAAGGCAGGCTAAGTCCCGCATTAAGCAGGCTAAGGATGACGGATTTATTGAGGAATCTAGCGACGGTTTATTCAGCAAAAAGGTGACAAATGAACCCTTTTAAAGTTAGTGCAGTAACCCTTATTGCACTAGTGCAGTATTGGGCAGCATGTTGGTGCAGTAATAATAGGCCTTTAGGCCTAATTATTGCACTAATGCAGACGGTCAAAACATTACTGCACCAAGCGTTAAGAAATGGAGTAGTAATTTAATATGATAGATCAGGAAGTAATTGAACGACTGCCATGCGGTACTACCCATGTGAGCAAGCGGATCGACGGCATTGTGGATCTAATCTGGGAAGCGTGCTCTGAGCTACGGATTACTGTCACCACTTCGTCCGTAGCCCTAACGGCACAGGTCTTTAACTACCTTATAACAAAAGCGCCTGAGCATCCTGCAGTACAAAACATGACCGACACGTTAGAGCAAAGCGTGCTCTCAGTGGTGCTAAACAGATCGACTGCATCTATGACCCAGCTAGCCAAGCAGCATAAAATAACTAAGCAGGCGTTCAGCAAAAGAGTCATGGGAGTTACCGATCGGCTGGGCTTACCAGTGCGATCACAGAAAAGCCAAAAGGCCCGTGAGGCATACGACTTACGAGCAAGGAAGCATCACGACAAGCGGCGTCGTGAAACGCCTAAATTTAACAGTGCCGCACTAATGAAAGGTATGAAATGCAAACATTAAAACAAGTAGTCAAAGAGTTAGCAAACAAGC